GAAACGCCTCTACACAAACTATTAGGAGATGACTAAATGGCAGAGCCAACCAACGTGACTGAGACGGTCACACCCGTACCGGAGAGCGATCAGGTATCGACCACCGAGGTACAAAACACGCAGGAGGTCTTTGACGCAGAGCGGGCGAAGGCTTTAATTAACAAGTTGCGTGACGAAGTAAAAGCACTAAAGCCGATTGAAAAACAGTATCAGGAACTAAAGACCGCGGAAGAGAAGCGCAAGGAAGCCGAGATGACCGAACTTGAACGCGCCCAAAAGCGGATCGCGGAGTTAGAGGGAATGACGAAAGCGCAGGCGCGCCGTGAGATGCAGCGCTCCGCCGCAGAGAAATACCATCTGCCCGCCGCTGTTGCTGAACTGATACCCGGTGACACTCAAGAAGACATCGACAAAAAAGCCGAGGAACTTTCAAAGGCTATCCCACAATCAAAACAATCCCCAACGCTGAATCCAACGAACCCGTCCGGGAATGCGCAGGAGACCGAGGAGCAGAAACGCGCCCGTCTCTTTGGCAACTATCAGGACATTTTCAAGGGCGGGGGGGTCAACTTTCCACAGGAGTAATCTATGGCTAACGAATCCACTTACACGGGTATTTCTACCCTAATTGCTAACGTGTATGAGACCGCGTTGATGGCTGCCCAGGAGGGCAATATCATCGCGCCGCACGTGACCATTTTCAACGACTCACAATCCAGCGCTCCGCGTATCTTCGGCTCTTACAGCGGCGGTACATTTGCGTCAATTGACGAGTCAACCGACATGTCTACCCAGTCCTTCAATGCAACCGCTGGAGGCACTCTCACCCCTGCCGTGTACGGCTCAATGACCATCATCACCCAGCGGCGTATCAAGAGTGATCCATCCAACGCGCAGCGTGAAGCGGGTATCTATCTTGGAGAAACTGCCTCCGCGCACATTGACGCAAACCTGGCCAGTCTGTTCTCCAGCTTCACCGCTGGAACCGCAGGCAGCACCACCGGCGGGACGATCACCTGGGCGAACATCTTCCACGCGCAGGCTTTACTACGCTCCAAACACGTTTTCGGACCGTACGTGTGCGTGCTTCACCCGATGCAATGGTACTACCTGGTGAGTGCCTCATCCGGTGTGCCTACCCTCATGCAGTCCGAGGCCATCAAGAATTCAACCGTTGGGCGCGCGTATCAGGCATCCTTCTCCGGCATCGACTTCTTTGTTGATGCGAACATCACCAGCGGCACTGCTGCTGTTGGTGGGCTGTTCTCACGTCCGGCGATTGCGCTGGACATCCGGCAGCCGTTCACAATCAACCCGCAATGGGACGCCTCCTACTCCGGTAACGGAGCGTGGGAACTCAACGCGAGTATGGAATACGCCTACGGCGTTTACCGCCCGGACTTTGGCGCACAGATCGTAGGAACCTCATCGTAGGATGACGCAGCGCACGGCTAGAGTTACGTACTCGAAAAGGCAACCTCCCAGCCCTGCCGTGCGCAACCGGGAGGCCATTGAAAGGGAGTCAATGACAAAATTTGAGGAATTAGAGTTTATCGAAGAACCGGTTGATGAAGAAACAGGTAAGTTGGTCGGGCTGGAAGAAGAACTGATTTATGGGTCATGGATGAAAATACCGGTCTATTGGTTTGAAAAATACATCAACGAAGAAAATTCCAATGACTGACCAACCAGAAACCAGCACCTTGACAACTGAAAAGAAGTTATCACTGAATTGGCATTCTAACGCGCCGTGGGCGCCAACCGGTTACGGCAACCAGACGAAAGTGTTTGTACCGCGCATCAAGGCTTTGGGCTATCCGGTGAGTATCACCGCGTTTTACGGATTACAGGGCGGGCGCATGTGGCTGAATGATGGCACGGTGGTCTACCCTGTGGGTAATCACCCTTACGGGCAGGACATACTCGGAGCGCACGCGATGCACTCCGGGGCTAACGCAATCATCACCCTTATGGATGCGTGGGTGGTACAGCCTGAAAACGCGCTCGGACTGCCCTGGTATCCCTGGTTCCCGATTGATTGCGAACCGATACCGGCGAACGTGTACGCGATGGTCAAGCAGGCGACAAAGCCTATTGTCATGAGCAAATTCGGGCGGGATCAGGCAAAGAAAATGGGGCTGGACGTGTACTACGTTCCTCACGGCGTAGAGACAAAAGTATTCAAGCCATTAGACCGCAAAGAATCAAGGCGACGGCTGGGAATACCCGAACACCGCTTCATCGTCGGCATGGTCGCAGCAAACAAGGGCATACCACCGCGTAAAAGTTTCTACGAGGTAATTTCCGCGTTTGCCGCCTTCCACAAGATGCACCCTGACGCGCTGCTGTACCTCCACACAAATGACGGCTCAATGCCTGGTGATCACGTTGATTTACAGAAGTTTTGTAAAGTCATGGGACTGAAAACCGGAATAGTAGATTGCAGAAGCCTTGACGATGACGTTGACGTTGCTTTTGTTGACCAGTACCAGAACCAGTTAGGAATACCAGATGCTTACATGGTGGACATCTACAACGCTATGGACGTGATGGTGCTGGTATCTCTCGGTGAGGGTTTTGGCATACCGCTCATTGAAGCGCAGGCTTGCGGCTGCCCGGTTATTACCGGCGAATGGACGAGCATGGGCGAGTTGTGCTTTAGCGGATGGAAGATCACGAAGGCAGAAGCCGACCCGGTATATCAACAATACTTCGATGCGTTCCAGTACCGCGTAAGAGTGGACGCTGTAGTACACCGGATGCTCAAGGCTTACGAAATGCGGGGAAACAACGAGTATCGCAGCCGGGCAAGGGATGGGGCGCTGGCATACGACGCGGACAAGGTATTAAAAAAATACTGGAAGCCCGTTTTAGCTGATATTGAAGCGAGTTTACCAGAGGTGGAGAATGGATAGCATCGTAGATCGCGTTTTATCAGAGGGCGCAAGCGCACAATGGATGAGGGCATTATTTTGTGCGGTGGTGACGTGAAGCGTTACATGGAATATCTACGGGGTGAAACATGCTCAAACGGGTAGCAGTAATCCTCACCAATTACAACATGCCGGAACGGGCGGACGCTATGGGGGATTACCTCACAAAGTACGCTAAATGGCCGCATGACTTTTATTGTGTAGACAACGCAAGCGACCTCGTTCCTCCCTCGAAATACACCAACGTCACCCTATCCCACAACGCGCAGACAACTGGCGGATGGTTGGCAGGACTGGCGGCGGCTGATGAAAGTGGTAAAGATTACCTGGCATACGTGTTTACGATTACCAGTTGCGACTTCCCGGAATGGCAGAAGAAAGACCCTATTGCTCCACTTGCAAGATTGCTGCTTATCGACCATAACGCGGTTGGTGTACACCCGGCGCTGACTGATGACAGCACAACGGACTGGACAGAAATGAAAACGCGCGGAGGATTTGACCCGCGCCCGATATGGCATTTGGATAATCTGTTTGCAATGTACCGCGCTGATTGGTTCAACGAAATAGGGCGGTTTGACCCTGAATTGACATACGCGCACGGTCCTGACCTTGAGACCGGATGGTATGCGCGGGATCAGGGGCGCGGGTTATTCATCCATGAGGGTGTGCAAATTCGTAAAATCTCACAGATCGGTTACATCATGGATCGTATGCACATGACCACCGAACAAAGGAATGCCAACGCGATGGAAGAAATGCAGCGGGTACTTGGTAGGAAGTGGGGCGCGTGGCCGGAGTGCTGGCATAGATTAGTTACCGAGAATGTCACACCGGAGATGAAATGACCGTATCAATCGTTGCTGTTGGAATTGACAAGTGGGAAGATTCCAACCCCCCCATGATAGAAAGCGTGAGACGGTTCGAGCCGGATGCTGACATTATTCTGGTAGACAACGCGGCGGATGTACCCTACCCGACAGACGCGGGGGCTAGGATATTGAGACTGGAAAAGCGGGTATGCATGGCAGAGGCGATGAACAAGGGCGCTGAATTGACGAAGGCGGATTGGATCCTCTTTGCCAACAATGACATATTGTGTACCGCTCCGTTTATTGAGATGGTTGAAGCGCTGAATAAAAAGACGATGTACGGCGTTGATATTCTGAATTGGTGGAAACGGCGCTGGATAGATGGTTGGGTAATGGCAATACCGCGCGGGGTGTGGAATCAGGTTGGCGCATTTGACCCAATGTTTGTTTATGCCGGATTTGAGGATGCGGATTACTGCTTTAGGGCTGAGCAGAGTGGCTACAAGGTAGAACACGCTCCGCTCCCATTTGTTCACAAGGAAGCGCACAGCCGATT